GTTTTGCCTGCTCGGTGGTAACGGTGCGATGTTCACTTACTGTCATAAAATACTCCTTTCAATATATCTATATTATATGACTTTTCTGAATTATTGTCTGTAGTTTTTTTACAACACTACCACGAACTATTGTAAAAAACTTTCAAACCCAAGAACAGTTCTGCCCGAGCATTTCGGACGAATTCTAATACTGATTGCTTATAGAAATTGTCACTGTCCTCGCCAAAAAAGAAGCCTCGAGTTGACGGTAATTGGTCATTAATAACTGCCTGTTCTAAGTCGTTGAGATCCTCCCAAGACAGTTCCAACTCAACGCCGTTGAACATATTATTGCCTTCGGTATTATAGTCATCGGGATTTCGTTTGGCCCAAAGTTGTTCCATCCAGCCTTGTAGGTTAGGATGTTTACGCCAGTAGGCGATTTCTCGGCTATCGCCCCACGTGCCTTCTTTGTTGGCACGACAGTATGCGAATTGATCCAGTCCCATTATACAGCCTCCAACATATTGGCAGGCACTCGCCACAGACCATAGCCTGGACTGCGAACGGTGACATACTTACGAGCAATCTTGGTGACATCACCAACATAAGTCTGACCATTGCGACTGCTAGTGAACTTTACCCGGGTGCCTATTACCAGGCTACCACGATTCTCTTTTACCAACTGATTGCGAGCAAATTTAATAGCCATTGAGATACTGTTCAACTGCTCGTTGGTAAAGTTACCAGCGATGATAGCATGATTAACGTCGTTGATTGAAACCATTTTAGTTCTCCTTAAGCCAAGTCAACTTGAACGGGGGTAACGGTACCGTCGACGTTGGTATAGTTAAAGCCAAAGCCAACAGGCACTTCTGGATCACGTTTACGCTCTGCTTCGCGGCGACTATGAGCCAGGTTCATCAACGCCATTTGAGTTGCAATGGCATGATGATGAGTGCAGATATCGGCAGTGCCAGCCACTGTGGTGTAAAAACCAACACCATCAACAATTACACGAATACGTTGGCTGTTTTTGAAGCCGCCGATAAAAGTGGGTGTACGCATTTCCAACTCCTTTTCTTACACTATGCCTATATTATAGCAAAATGGCGAATTTCGAGCAAGTACTACCTTAGTAGTAATACCTTAGTATTACCACTCTTTTTTGGCGCCGAACTGTTCGTTCCACTCATAGCCTGCCATATAGGCTGTGAGTTCTTCTGGAGTCATGTCCTTGCCTTCAACCATTGTACCATGTCCGGTGCCTTCGGGCCAATAGTGAGGATTGGCAGGACGATGATAGTAACTATCAGCTGAGCCGCGGTCAAAAGGATTGCCGTGTTTCTGAATGTACTCGATGCCGTTGAACACTTGTTTATATTCTACATCAAACATTTTAAACTCCTTTTCTTAACTTATGCCATAATTGTAGCAAAATGGCAAATTTCAGTCAAGTACTACCTAAGTATTAATTTTCACGCATTGCAGACATAATTTCTTTGAGCACTATATTACTATTCTGATTTCTGCGTAAATCTAATTTTTCCATGTATTCAATAAATTCTTTTCCATTAACTGGATCAGTTTTATATACTCTAGTAGACAATGCCTGTAATTCTTTATCTGGGTGATTTTTATATTTTTCAAATACTAAATCTTTTGTTTTTTTAGTGATACGGTCAATAGATAAGAAATAGGGACTTTCTAAATACCACCAAATAATTTCTGCATTTTTATTTTTCCAAAAATGATAACTTTCATCCAGATAAAGAACATTTTGTGTGTTTATTGTTAAAGCAATTTTAACTATGAATTTTTCTGATTTTAATTTTAAAAAGTTTATAATATTTAAATAGACCTTTTCCCATTCGCCTCCTCGTTGCAATTCAAATCTATTGAAAATGTCATCTATGCTCAACAGAATTTCAACTTTTTTAAAACGGTATAGTTTGTTAATTATATCATCAGGAAATACGCTTCCATTGGTATTAAAATCAATTTTAATATTTTTTGCATATTTGCTTTCCAAGATTTTGTCTAAAAAATTATTTAATTTTGGCCATTTAAGCGGTTCTCCTCCTAATATATGCAGATTTTCTACATACTGTAAATTATTAATAATATCATTAATATGATTTTCGTTCTCACGGATTTGAATATAATGTTTTGCAAAAATTTTTTCTTGTGCTGTTTTTGCATTTTTGAATTCTTCAACAGCAATCTTACTGCTTGCCACTGGGCTACAGATCCTACAGTTAAAATTACATAAATTGGAAGGAGCAAAATTAAAGGTTCTTATTCTTTTTGGTTCGTCAAACCATTTTTGTTCAAACAAGTCACCAAATTGTTGTAGTCCATATTGTCTTAAACTGGTTTGATTTAATTTTTCAGCAGAAAAACAAATTTCACATTCTTTTGATTCAATTCCATTTTGAAGGTCATTTCTAATCTGTTCTATTTTATTTCCTTGGAAAATTTCATGTAGAGTATTTTTATTAGCATCTCCTATAGAACCTTTATATTTACAACATGGTTGTACAATATTCTGTGACGAATATAAGTTAATGTTAATAAAAGGAAAAGCACACAATGTACTATAATTTTTAATAAAATTTTCTTCAGTGAATGGCAAAGTTTTTTCTAAATTTTTTATTACTAAACTAGATATAGGTTGTTCTTTATTTCCTACACTTTTAATTAACTTTGTTTTAAGATCATAGGGTGTAACAATTAAAAAAAAGAAATTACCGATATCTATCTTGTGTATTGCATGTTTAATATGATTTAAAAAGTCTTGTTCGGGATTTTCACTGGTATAAAAAACTAATCTTTCATTGTCTTCAAATTGTTCTTTTCTATAAGTTTTAAGTAAATCGAAAATGGCTCTGTTTTTTGAACGAAGATTCGCCATATCTTCGAAGCAAACAATTTTGTATTTTTTCGATATGAAGTTTTTGAGATTAATTAAATTCATTTTTTTTAATTATTAATTTCTAAGTTTTCCAAGTAAGTTCTTAAATCGCCGTCCATGAGGCTGAGCATACTGGCTTCGGTTTCGTCGAACACGATAATCTTCTTATGCTGAAACAAGAAGTATGGCCCTTGAAAATAACGCTCGAGTTGTAATAAATTTTTACTTGACAGTGGCGCAGTCAATTTATACTCGTAGGCTTTAAGTTTGGCTGAGTTTAATAAAAATTGATAACCAATTAAATTAAGCCGCAGACTTTCGTTGTCTGTAGGATTGAACCAAATTCTATTTTTGTAAATAAGTAAACTGTCCAAGGGTATGCCTGCCGCAGTTAAGAAAGCTTCAGTTAACTGTCTTTGAGTATACCTTTTAGGGGAAGATTTGGTCACCACTTTTTAAAAGTACCACTGTGAATTGGTCAGTTTTAAAAAGTACGTTTAGTTTTTTAGCAAGGTTGATTGCATGTCCGGGATTACTAAATGAAGTCTTTTTATATTTAGGACCTGGGTAACTGACCAGCATGTTACCGGACTTTAGATTAATAGGTTTGTTTTCGTAAAACACAGCCCAAATACCCTCACTACTGAGCACTTGTTCAGTTTTGTAATTCTGTTTATTCACATGCTCGATTAGCACATTGGGTTTGGGTCTACTCATTGAAGTTCTCTAATATATTATTTATCTTTAAAACTACGTAGTTTTCACCAATTACCACCATCCATACGGACGTTAGTGGTTGTGCTGTCATTTTGTACAAGCATTCTACTTAATTTAGTGCAGTGAGCCAATAAGTCAAAAATGTCGTTGTGCAGACTACGTGCTTCATTTGCAGTTAAGGTTAGACTTTGTTTTCCAGTCTGATTCATTAACTTAATTTTGTCACTAAACGATTTAACATGTAGGGTAAGATTATTTTCCATTGGCTAACCTTAACTGTTCTTGCATTTCTAATTTAGTTTTATAAGGTCCTTGATAGTCATACCTATTAAGAGTAATAAATTTAGGACAGAAACTTTTGACCCATCCGTTATTAAACTTGATAATGTAGTACCCTGCACAAAAATAACTTTTGCTTTTGTTTGTTTTTGTATAGATAGGAAACTGATGCTTTACGTCGTATAGGACATTCCAAGGTTTACTGCTAACCGGATATCCGTGTGCGTCATACTCTAATTTTTGCTCTTTTGATTTTTTCTGTTCTTTATCAAAAACGATATTATAGTCTTTACTAAGAAGTTTGATACTGGCATACTTTCGACGTTCTGTTGAACTTACATATACTACGGTGCCATCCTCTACCATTTGAATAGTAGCGACCTTTTCTCCTTCATCTTCTACAATCCAAAATTTATTTTTTAATACTGGTTTTGCAAACACTGTCATTGTCGTTGTCCTTGTTGATATCTATACTCTCTACGTAACCACCATTTATATTGTTGAAAATATTGTTGAACGGTATGTGTATCCATATGCCATGCGCCGCGCTCGTCGCAGTTTTCTAACCACATCTCATGTAGCCATTGTCTAAATGTCATTGATACTCCGCGCTGAGAAAATCACTGAAACTAGTGGCATGTTCGCTGAGCCGGTTAAGTTCGTACTTGCCACAAAACTTAAGGAACTTTGCACCTACCATGCTTACAGTTTTTGGTACTGCCATTTCTTTAATTGTTGAATTAATCTTTGTTTTTACGTCATCTGGTTGTGCAGTTAAATCTACCAACACACGATTGCGTTCATAGTCATCCAATACACGATGTTCATCGCCATTATGGTCTACCCAACGTTGAAGCATTAAGTTGTTCCAATTAAAGCCTTTGGTCATACGGTCTTCATATGCTTCCTGTAAGCCCACTTTGTTTTTACTGCCCTTGGTGCGTACACCCGGATAGGCACTAAAAATATTATCTGTAGGATCACCACGCATACACTTTTCAAATAAAATCCATTTAGGATCTGGAATTTTTTTAGGTTCTTTGGTTTTCTTGTCAATGACAAGTTTACCCCGTTTATCGAATATTCCTTCTATGGTATGCAATTCATCTGCAATACCATTATACTGTTTGACGTTAGTATTTAGCAGTTGATGAAAGTCCGAATCTGAGCTCACAATAATGTGCTCATCCTGGGCATGATTCTGTATCCAACCTGCAATCAAGTCATCTGCTTCTAGTTCAGGATGTTGCAGAACTGTACAGTTAGTCTGCTCACGCAAGAACTGTTGTAGTGTATCAAAGGTTTCCCAAAACAATCGATCTTCTTCTTGTTCTGCTTCAGTTAAGGCAGCACGAGCCACTGAGCGATTCTTTTTATAGGGTTCGTAGTAATCCTTACGCCAACTACGCCCTTCTAAACAAAAGACTACGTGATTAGCCTTTTGGTCTCGCCAAGCTTTGTTTACGCTACCTAGTGTAACGTGTATAGCAAAACCCAGCCGATCCCAAGTATCGGCCTGTCTGTGTGCTGCATGTCGGGCACGAAAAAATGTATTAGCAGTGTCAACTATAAGATATCGCATAAGGATAATAATAGCATATTATCTATTATGTGTCAATACAGTTTGAACTTTTGGCAATAGAAACTCTGCCCATGCTTCGTGGGCATCTGCTCCATAATGATAAAATTCAGGATTGCTTGGTCGGAATCCTTGTTGTTTTAACCAAAAATAGTAAGTCATGTTCTGATTATAAGGATCTATATAACTGTTAGACCAATCATATTTTGGTCTATTTTGGCGTTCTGTATAAAAGAAATGGCTATAGCAGTTAAAAAACAAATGAGGGATATGTTTTAATTGACTATGCAAATTCCAAATCTTATCATGTGTTGTAAACTCTTTATGCCACTGTACTTCGGGTTCGCTTTGATCTATTACCCATTGTTTGTATTTGTCTTTTAAATCTGGATGTACAGTGTCTGCACCACTGGCAGTAATATTGTACTCCTCGTTAGCATAATACCAAGTTTCCCGCTCCCATGTGCTCCAACCTATTATAATAAAGTCAGGCGTATTTGATCCTAAATATTTTAGAGTTCGATCAACAATACTGTCATTGCTACAGCCTGCAACAGCATCGCAAACGTATTCAAAATTTAAAGAATTAGCAATATGCTTGCCATATGCAAATTCTGGACCTCCCGCATCGTGT